AGCTAGAGAAAAAGCAACTGAAGAGCAGATAAGATTACTGAAGATAAATTCTATTGAAAAACAAACTGCATGGGCTGAAAAGAATCAAACAACTGCATTAACAAAAGAAATAGAGGCTAAAACTACTGCAGCTAAAAAAGAAAATAAGGTTGATGTTTGGTTAAATTCTGAAAAGAAAAAGAATTTAGACCAAAACTTACAGGCAACAAAGGCAGCATTAAATATTGCAGGTGGTTTAGTTGATCAAGGAAGTGATGCAGCAAAAGCAATTGCAGTAGCACAAACAACAATTGATACATACCAATCAGCAACGGCAGCATATAAAGCAGTAGTTGGTATTCCGGTTGTTGGTCCAGGTTTAGCAATAGCAGCAGCCGCAGCGGCAGTTGCAGCAGGTATAATGAATGTAAATAAAATTGTTAGTACACAAGTTCCAAAAATGGGAACTGGTGGTGAAGGTGGTAGTGCAAGTGCAACTGTTGATATAACTCCTCCATCTGCTCCAGCATTATCTTTACCTCAATTTAATTCATTAGGTGGTAGTAATCCTACATCACAAATTGCACAATCATTAGCAGCAGCTAGTGGTCGCCCTATTAAGGCATATGTAATTTCTTCAGAAATTACTTCACAGCAAGCATTAGATAGACGAACAAATACAGCCGCTACATTCCAAGGAACGTAACGATTTTTAACCCAAAAGATGTTAATAGTATATGAAACTTTATGAATTAACCGTTAATGATAGTGAAGATTCGGTATTCGCTATATCACTTGTAGAAAATCCTGCAATTGAAATGGATTTTATGGCTTTTAATAAACAAAAAGAAAATATTCAATTTGCAAGTATTAATAACGAACAAAGAAAGTTAATAGGCGCTATATTAGTACCTGATAAAAAAATATTGCGTATTGATGATTCGGATAATTCAACTTATCAAGTTTACTTTAGTAAAGAAACTGTTGCTAAATTAGCTCAAAATTATTTGAAAGATAAGTATACAGGAAACGCAACGCTTGAACATGCTTCTAAAACAAAAGGAATTGCATTAGTTGAATCATGGATTAAAACTGGAAAATTTGATAAATCTAATAATTACGGATTTAATGTTCCTGATGGTACCTGGATGGGAATTTTTCAAGTAGATTCAACACCAGCAGGAGATAAATTATGGAATGATTATATTAAAACTGGTAAAGTAAAAGGATTTTCAGTAGAAGCATATTTAAGTCATAAATTAGTTAAAGCTTCAATGGAACAAATTTTAGAAAAAGATGTAACTGAATTATCAGAAGTAGAAGCACAAGCTGTATTAAGAAAATTAAAACATATCATTAAGAAAGATAATAGATTTAAGAAAGGACAAAGAATTGATGTATATGATATGGAAGGTGAAGGTGGAGCAAACCCATCTATACCTAATTCATCTTATCCAGGTCAAGCAGGTCCAGGTAAAAAGAAAAAAGCAAAAGAAGCATATATTCACCCAGCATTATTGGGAACTAAAAAATAAACATTATGGCAACATTCGTAGAATTTATATCAGCATTACATAGTGCAAAACAACAATCAATTATATGGCATCATCAGGTAGAAGGACTTGGTTCTTATTCTGCTCATAAAGCATTAAACAATTTCTATGATGAAATCTTAGAAAGAATTGATGGACTTGTTGAATCAACTCAAGGTATTTATGGTCGTTTAAAAGGATATGATGTACATGATTTAGCAGACTTTACTTCTATTGATGATATAATAAAATATTTTCAGGCATTATACAAATATGTTGAAACTGAAAGACACAACATTTATCAAGAAACTTGGATTCAAAATCAAATTGATAATATTTCAGAATTAATAGCTGAAACTCTTTACCTTTTAAGTTTAAAATAATATGTTAGGTAATCAAAAAACATTAAGTAAATTAAAACAATATCGTCTTGCAGCATGTCCTGATGCAACACATGATATTCCAACTAATTTAAAAAATAGACAAAAGTGTATTGATGACGCACATTATGGGCCATTAAACCCAAATGAACCTAATGAAGATTATTGGGTTGCAAAAGCAAAAGTATTTGGTGGTAGTGATGTAGAAAATGCAAAGAAAGCTTTATGTGGTAATTGTGCATTCTTTAATCAAACAAAAAAGATTTTAGATTGTATCGCTGAAGGGATTGGTGGTAATGAAGCATGGGATACAATAGATGCAGGTGACTTAGGATATTGTGAAGCATTTGATTTTAAATGTGCAAGCAAAAGAACATGCGATGCATGGGTAACTGGTGGCCCTATAAAAGATTAATATGGAAGCAAATAAAGTACATAAGAAAATTTACTTTGATATTGAACCAAACCCATGTTGGGAAGGATATGAACCGATAGGATTAAAGCCTGATGGTTCTCCTAATTGTGTTCCAACTAAATTGAGTGAACAATTTGCTGATAAATCATTTTCAGATTATCCAGAAGGAGTTAAGAATAATGCAAAGAAAGCATTGGAGTGGGCAGATAAAAATGGTTGGGGAAGTTGTGGCACTCCTGTTGGAAAACAAAGAGCAAATCAATTAGCAAAAGGTGAAGCAATTTCAATTGATACAATCAAAAGAATGTATTCATATGTGAGTAGACATGAAAAGGATTTGGAAACATCTAAATCTTATTCTGATGGTTGTGGAAAATTAATGATGGATAGTTGGGGTGGATTAGGAGCAGGAAGTTGGGCACACAACAAATTAAAATCATTAGGAATAATAAATGAATAGTACTTCAGTATATAGTAAAATATTAAAGTTCGCTGATGAAGAACGACCTATAAGTGTTAGAAGACTAAGAAGTTTAACTCTTGCTAATAAGAATGTACCTTTCAAAATATGGGGTGAAACATTAGAGGGTGATAGTTATGATGGTAGAGAAGTATTTACCTTTGATGGCCCAAGTAGAAATCCAGGCGTTCCATACAACTACAATGCTTTAGGATATATGATAATGTTTGATATGAATAAAGGAGATTATAGAACATTCATTTACGATAAAATTGAAAAGATGGAAATGAATGGAGTAACATATACAATAAATTAAAATAATAGAAGATGCCAATACCTAAATATGACGGAAGTCCAGAGAATGAATGGATACCAAAATGCATGAGTGATATAAGTTCAGAATATGACCAAGACCAAGCTTTAGCAATATGCTATGGTCAAATGGATGAAGAAATGTCTTTAACCAATTTAGCAGGTATTCCGTTAGATATAATCGGTGATAACGAAGTGAAAATTTTAGAATATTTACCTAATGTTAAAGCAGGTGAAATGGAAGACCCATATTTGAATAGATGTGTGCCTGTATTATATCCAGAATATTATGACCAAACGATGGCAACTTCTTTATGTGCTGACAAATATCAAAGAAAAGTAACTGTAACAAATTTATCAAAAGAAATAACAAAACTTATGAAACCAACAAAAAACACATTTGAAGATAATAGAATTAAATTCAGAGCAGCATTAGCAGTAGCAGATGCAAGAGCAAACGGAATTGAATTAAAATTTGCAGAAGAGGGTGGTGGAGCATATCCTTGGGATGAGTGTATTGCAGACCAAATTAAACAATACGGAGACGAAGAAACTGCAAAGAAAGTTTGCGGATATATTAAATCTCAATACGGAAGCTAATGTTTGGATTTGACGATTGTACGAAAAAGATATTGCAATTGGAATTAACAATTGAACATCAACAACTGCAAATGGATGATTTAAGAAAAATTATTTTAGAATTATCTAATCAAATAAATACACTTCAATTAGAAATCAAACATTTGTCAGAAACTAAATACGGAAAAGGATTATAATGGCTAAAAGTAAATCAGCAGGAAGTAACAATAAAGTAAGTTTTGGGACTAGAAAGAGTGGACAACCAAATGGGAAAAAATCCTATAATAAACATAGTCCAAGACCAAAACAATATAGAGCTCAAGGTAGATAGGAAAAATAGGTTAGTACCTAATTTTAAGACTGCTTCCTGACAACTTAATAGTAAAGTAGATAGAATATACAAAAAGTAACCAATTTGCTTTAAACGCAAAAAAATAACCCCAACCATTTACGGCTGGGGTTCGTTGTTTTTAGCAACGCTAGTTATGAGAGAACAAACAAAATTTATTTTTCCAAATGTGCGATACAAGCTTTTACATCATTCAAAAGCCATCCCAAAGATTGAATACAATCCTTTCTTTGTTTTTCACTTAATACTACATCAGTATAATTAGGATGGTCAATTAAATCTTCCCAATATTCTTTTTGATTTTTTGGGTCTTTCTTAACCATCTCTTCATAATGTTTTTTATGTGAATACCATATTGTTTGGTGGTCTACATAAAGAAGGAAATTACTTTGTAATGTTTCAATTCTTTGTTTCAATGAAGCATTATCCATATGCTCATGGAAACTCTTTCCTTTTGGTTTTTCACAATACTTTTTAATTGTGTCTAACGCCTGTTGCAATTCATTCTTTGCCATTTTATTTGTTGTTTAATTGTTTACGAATTTTATGTTGCTCTCTTAAATACGACTGAACTTTCTCTAATTCAGTTTTAAGATACATTACTTCTTTTTTGGTTTTAATGATTGCTTCTGCCAATCTTTCCAATGTTATCTCTTTTGACATATTATATTTGATTTGAAATATCGTATTCACCACCATTACCTATATTAGTCGTAAACATAGCTAATAATAAATCTTTAGCCATAAGTTCACCAACATCTTTTTTAATTCTATATTCATCATATACCTTTTTATATTGTGGAAATTGTAATAATTCAGGTACTATATTTTGTTCGTGCCATCTATTATCAACTTTAATATAAAATACTCCTTCATATCCAAAACTTTCTATTCCATTCATTTCGGCGTGTTGTAATGCTTCTTGTAATGTAGTTGCTACATTTACTTCAATAGTTTTTTGAGATTTTAATTGTTCTCTTTCTAATCGTCTTTTTTGATTTCTGTTCATATTATAATTTTTTTACATACCCTAACTTCATTGTTGGGATATACCCAAAGATACTACAATTTCGTGGTCTTTCCTACTGCTTTATGAGACGATTTGTCATATTCCCAAAAGTTCTTTATTGAATATCAACACACTACATATATGATTTTACCGAATATGTCATACCTTGCATAAGTGACTGATAATAAGGGACTTAAATATATGAAAAAAAGCCATATATAATGGGTTGATTTAGAGGGTTTTACGCCTGGATTAGAGATTTTCTAACAAAAAAGGGGTTTTTTGGGTATTTTCCTGTTTTTGAAAAATCTAGTAATTATATTTGGTAGTTTAATATATTTGTCGTATATTACATATATCAAAGAAAAAATGTATAGTATCGCACACTATATCAAAGATAACGGAAGAAATTCCAAAACAAACCCCTGAGAAGTTAAGAGTGCGATTCTTAATTTCAAAGGGGTTTTTTATTAAATTATGGCTAGACCAATTAAACACAACGCTGATTACTTTTCTCACGATAATGATATGAGAAATGATTTGAAAGTAAAAGCATTGAGAAGAAAGTTTTCTCACACAGGCTATTCAATTTATAATATGATAATAGAATTATTAACTAATTCTGATTATTTTGAATATGAATGGAATGAATTAAGTATTGAATTATTAACTCCTGATTTTGATATTGATGCAGAATTATTAGAAGAGATTGTATCGTATTCAGTAAAATTAAATTTGCTTCAATTAAGCAATGGATATTTACATTGTGACAAATTAACTGAAAGATTAGAAGAGGAGGTCTTAAAAAGAAGAAAAGGTTATTGTAGTGATAATTCCAAAAGAATGGGATTAATGTCACAACAACCTAACATTAATGTAGTAAATGTAAACATTAATGAAGTTAATGATAACATTAGGCCACAAAGTAAAGGAAAGGAAATAAAAGCAAATAAAAGTATATTAAATAAAACTAAATTAGCTAATGTATATAATGCTCCTGATGTTCCTGTAATTGAAGATACTGATGTAGATTATATGATAGATGAAACTGATATAGAAATAACAAGACCAATGTTAGAAAGAATTATGGATAAGTTTCTTGCAATTGATAGTAGATTTAAATTACAATCAGTAATGTCAGAAATAGATGAAGACTATGGTGGATTTGATAACTTAATAGAAATGTATTTACCTAATGATACAGCAGCACAAATGAATTGGAAAAAACAATTACAACAATATAAAAATGGAATATATGCTTAACAAATTACAAAGAGAAGATTTACTTGCAGAAGTAATGATGGAAGTTACAGAAAGTAAAAACAAACCTAAAAAATTAGAAGATAGTGGAATATATGTAGACCCTAATTTTGAATTATCAGAAGATGCAAAGTTCGGAAATAAATTAGCACAAAGTGATGTTGCATGGAATAATTACTTTAATCAAAAATAAGTTATATGAAACAAGAACAATGGAAATGCATTCCTGGATATAGTAAGTATATTGCATCAAACACAGGAAAAATAATGAGGATACCAGAACTAGCACCTAATCCTTCAAAGAATGTATCAGGTAAAACTAATGGTAGATATGGTATAGTATTATCACCAAGACCATTACCTTCTCAGGGACATTTACAAGTTGGTATTGTAAATGATGAAGGCAAAAGAAAAATGGAATATGTTCATAGATTAGTTGCTTTAGCATGGATAAAGAAAAGACCAGGTAAAGAATTAATATTACACAAAGACGACAATCCTAATAACAATCATGTCAGCAATCTAAAATGGGGAACTCATTATATGAACTCAGAAATGATTAAAGTAAGAAATACAGCAAAGACAAGAGGAAAGTATGCAGAAAGTTTAGAAACAGTTGCAACCCTATATTATACAAACAAACCACACTATGCAGGTAAATCAAAAGACTTAGTTGACTTAATTGCAAAAGATTTAGGTATTACTCGTGCATATGTTTTATCATTAATTTATAAACCTGAAGCAAAACAATTTATAAAATAATTTGGTAATCTAAAAAAGATTAACTATATTACATTTATAATGTGTTATTTCTATTAGATAGGATTAAACAATGCTTCATCGCTATTTAGCACACACATACGAAGTTCCTATCACCACATTATACAGCCAGGGTTTTTTGTCATTCCCTGGCTTTTTTATGCGTTTGACTTTTAAAAACGATATATATAGTTGGTAATATCAGGAATTATTCGTATATTACTTATTATAAAAATAAATGACAAATATGAAACAATGTAACAAATGTGGTAAAACAAAACAAACCACAGAATTTTCAAAGTGTAAATCAAACAAAGACGGATTACAATATCAATGTAAATCTTGCAACAAACAATCCAATAAATATTTTAGAGAAGATATCAATCCTCAGTATCAAACCAAATGGTATTCCAAATATATGGACAAATGGATTGATTATATGGCTAAGTATAACAAAGCAGATAAACTTCCAATTATCTATGCCATAGTTGCGCCAGATGGTAAACAATACATAGGTCAAACAATGATGCATTTAGGAGTTAGAAGAAGTGAACACATTAGACATTACAATAGAGCAAGTAAAGGTTTAAGAGAAAGATTGCCTTTGCTGCATGATAGTTTTGACCAACATGGTATTGATAATCATAAGTTCAAAGTAGTAAAAGAATGTCCTGGTTTTAATCGTAAGCAATTAACAATAATAGAAAGTGCATACATAACAATTAATAAATCACAAAACATCAGTCTAAATCAAAAATCATAATATGAAACGAATTAAAATTGGTGATTGGGTAGAAGCATTAATCTATGTAATAACGCTGGGGCTGGGGGAAAGAATAGCATTATTCGTCGCTAAGGTATTTTTTGATAGTGACTCATGCGGCTGTTGTGAACGTAAGCAATGGCTTAATAGATTAACAAATCCTGACTATGATGGTCAATGTAATCAAATAAAATTATTTTAAACAAAACAAACATATGGACTTAACAAACTTAAAACCAACAAAAGCATCTTTAGACTTTAGTAATCAATCAATTGACCCAAACAAATTATATCTAATTGACTTTAGTAAATTAAATTCAGTTAACGATTTAGTTTTAATCTTAGCAGCAATGTCAATTGCATTTCCAGGAGACCATCCACATATCCAAGCATTAGCACCATTCTTAAATACTGCTAACCCAATGGACATTCCTAATAGAGAAACACAACCTGTACAAAAAGAATTACAATTACCAAAATTAAAACAATTATAAGATGGAAGAAGTAAAAGATTATAAACCATTTAGTGAAGAAGAATATAAAAAATTAATTGACATCCTAAGTAATGTAACATCTCATTTACCTGAAGCACATGCACCATTCATTTGGAACGCATTTAACGGAATAAGAAATGCAACCGAGCCACAACCATGTACTTGCGCTAGTAGTGGAGCCCATTGGGGAAGAGCAATCGGAGAATTAAGATTATGGTTAAGAGCAAGAGGTGAAAACTTTTAATTAATGGAAGTAACAGGAAGTATCCAATTAGAGTGTGAAAGAAGATTAATTAACTTTTATAATCAATCTTATAGTACACTTATTCAAATTGCAAATAAAGTAACCAAACATAAAGAAAGTTCGGAAGATATTGTAATGGAGTTAATGGAGTATTTGCATAAACAACAAAATCCAAAATTATGGTGGGGTAAAGATTCTTACAATATAATGTATGCAAGTAAGTTTATAAAGCATAGATACCTTAATAAGACTAAGAAGTTAAATAGGATAAGTTATGTAGAAGAATTGTATAGTGATGAAATTGACATTCCTTATGATGAAGAAAGAGATATCCTAATTGAAAGAATACATAATGAAGTCTTAGATGAATTAAAAAGATTAGAGACTACTAAGATGTGGCCACAAACTAAAATCTTTTCCCTGTATTGGATGTCAGAAGATACATTAGATGAAGTAGCAAGAAAAATAGGAATAAGTAAAAGTACAACATTCTTAGCAGTAAAGAAGATAAGAAAATATTTGGAAGGAGTAATTCAAAACCCATTTGATGTTTAATAAAAAACCATTTGATAGAATAAACGGAGAAGATAGAGTATGTAATATATGTTCTACACCTTTCCATGCAATTAGACCAATTAATTTTTGTCCTAAGTGTGCAACCAAAAAACAAACTCAAATTAGACTAAGAAAATTAGAGCAAGGTTTAATTGAACGAAAAATTGGTTATCCATATACAAGTGTAAGTCCTGCAGGAAGAAAAGAATACAATGCAAGATTTAAAAAGTTACAATCTATTTTATTCAAAAAGAAAACAAGAAAAGAATGGAAGGAATATCTTAAGGAAAGATTGGATGAAGTTTTAAATGATGAAGTCTTAATGAAATGGATTAATGATAGAAGAGATAACGAAAGTAAAAAAGAAAAAGTAATTAAGACAAATAATAAAACCAATAAAGAATATCCTGACACAAGAGGTAATTATGAATAGCAGAATAGATTATGGATATGCAGGATTTAACTTTAATTGGACATGGATTAGAGATAAACAAATTATACTGAAAGGAGATGAGTATAGAGGTATGTTAATAATTGCAGATGAAGATGGTAAAGCAATTCGTTGGTATGGATATGAATTAATAAGCGATAACTACAAAGATGAAGAGTAGTTGTTAAATCTATATACAAACCGAATAAAAAACGGAAGGAAACGATTATGGCAAAGTTTGAAGTAGGAAATAAAATGGGTGGTAGAAAACCTGGCTCACTCAATAGAAGCACTGAACAGGCTAAACTAACTATTGCAAGATTAGCAAATAGAGGTTTAGATAATATCATGGAAGATTTTGAAAAGATAAGAAAAGAAAATCCAATTGAAGCAGCTAAACTTTATTTGAAACTAATAGAATATATTGTACCTAAGAAATCTTCAATTGACATATCAGGTGAAGTAAATCATAAAGTACAACAAATTAGTATTAATATAAACAGAAAGGAAATTGGAACTAACGATTAATACAACAGTTACGTTTGATAATATATTGAATAGCAAATATAAAGTTGTTCATAATGTAGGAGGAACGAGAAGCAGTAAATCATACTCTGCTTTACAATACTGCATAGTAGAAGCAATACAAAAACCTACAATCGTAACAATAGTTAGAAAATCAATACCGTCCCTTAAAAGGACTATAATGAAGGATTTCACCGATATCCTTAAAGACTTAAACATATGGCATGAAGAAGATTTTAATGTTACTGATAGGGTATGGAGTTATGAAAAAAGTATTATTCAGTTCATATCAACAGATGATGCTGAGAAGCTTAGAGGAATTAAATCGGACATTCTTTTTATTGACGAAGCAAACGAAATAGACGAAGAAAGTTATTTTCAGTTAAGCATAAGAACAAAAGATAAAATAATATTATGTTACAACCCTACAATATCACCTTATCATTGGTTAAGACAAATGCAAGATTGCGATAGATATGTTACGACTTATTTAGACAATCCTTATTTGGATAAAGAAATTATAAGAGGTATTGAAGAATTAAAAATTAAAAATGAAAAATATTGGAAAATCTACGGACTTGGTGAATATACAGCAAATGATAAAGCTATATTTGAATTTAACATTGTGGATGATTTTGACGCTGAGTTTGTTGCCTTTGGTATGGATTTTGGGTTTAGTTCTGACGCCAGTGCTATGGTGGCAATATACAAAAAAGGTGACGAACTTTTTATGGAAGAAGTATTTTATGAAAAAGGCCTTGTCACTAACGACATCATTGATAGACTCAAAAAAGGAGACATTGACAGGTCATACGAAATCTTCGGCGATAGTAGTGAACCGAGGCTCATTGAAGAAATCTATCGTAGTGGATTCAACATCAAACCAGTTACAAAAGGACCCGATAGTATCAACTTCGGAATAGGAGTAATGAAGAACTATAAGTTAAACATATTAAAGACATCGCAAAATTTAATTAATGAGATGTATGGTTACGAATATATTACAGATAAGAATGGTAATGTAACTGACAAACCACAAGATTATATGAACCACGCAATTGATGCTGCAAGATATGCATGCATGATGAAATTATCACAAAAACAACAAAATAAAGGAAAGTATGCAATTACCATTGGAAAATATAAATACTAGTTGGAGCAGAGACGAGATAGCACAACTAATAGACTATGCTAAGTATCTACAACAAGAGAACGAAGATATGAAGGCAAATGTAATTATGATGGATGCTAAGTTAAAGAACGAAGAATCTAAAGTAAAACAATTACAATTATTAATAGCACAATTAACACAATTCACAGCATAATATGAAAAAAGAAATTAAAATCAATGTACCTAATTCGTACAAAGCAATTAGTCTAAGAAAGTTTTTAGAATTGAAAGCAGATTTAAAAACATACGAAGATATACCTGAAGCACAACATGCTGCGATGTTTTATCACTTATGTAATTTGACACCTGAGATAGTAAATAAGATTGATACTAAAACATATATTGACATCAGAGACCAATTATATTCATTCATTAATAGACAAGATTTTGAATTGCAAAGATTCGTTACAATCAATGGTGTTGAATATGCATTTGAACCTAACTTATCTGAAATGGAATATGGTGCTTACTTAGACATTGGCAAGATTGGTGCATTGGATATAAATGAGAATTGGGTTAAAGTAATGGCAATCCTTTATAGACCTGTTGAAAAGAAAATGGGTAAATTATATTCTATTAAATCTTATACAGGTAAAGAAGAATGGGAACATTGGTTAGATGTGGATATGGAGGTACACTTTGGTTGCCTGTTTTTTTTTATCAATTTGTCACCAATCTTATTGAATTCTACCCTGAACTCTTTGACGGAGAATCCGGAGATGCCAGCCAGTATCAGGCAAACTTTACTAAAAAGTGGGGAAGCTATTCAACAATACATGAGTTGGCAGGAGGAGACATTCTCAAATATGACGAAGTTACAAAGCAACCCTTAGATAAATGTCTATTATATCTTGCGTATAAAGCAGATAAAAACTTTGTAGAAGATTTAATGTATAAAGAAGCAAGTAGAGGTTTGCATGGATAATGATTTCTACGATATGAGTTGTTATTACTACTAAAGGGAATATTATGGCTAAATGGACTAACTCTCGTAGTGGTATGTTAAGATTATCTGCTAATAGACAGAATAATTCAGGCATATATGTAGGCCCGACTCAAGGTTTATCATCACCAAAGAATAGTAGAAGAGGATGTTTATGTTTAAACTCCAACACTTATGATGTAAGATGTTGCAATGGTGCTTTGATGGAACAAGGCATTGGTGTAATTCAAGGAACAAAGATACATACAGGTGGTGGATTTAGCAGTGGATATGATAACGGATTTGACAATTAATAAAATAAAATAAAGATATGGCTCAATTATCTAAACAAGCTCTTAAAGTAGAAAACAATACCAGTTTTCCTAATAATACAACAAATTATATTACGCCTGCAATCCTTAGAGATTACAATACGGATATAATTGATTCAATGGTAGATGAGAATACTTACATTGCAGATAGTGGTAGTTGGAATGCAGCAACAGCAAGTTTATATACTTCTGCTAGTTTAGCATTAGTAACTGCTTCAGTAAGTGGAAGTTCAATGACATTCGTTAAAGGTAATGGAACTACATTTAGTGTTACATTGCCGGCAGGAAGTGGTAGTGCAACTATACCTGCAGGAACAATATCAGGTAGTGCACAAATTACTGCATTAGGATTTGTTAGTTCATCTGTAACTGCATCTTCATTAATAACTGCAAGTGTTAACGTAAACGTATTAACATTTACAAAAGGTGATGGTACACAATTTAATTTAACAGTAGCAGCAAGTGGAAGTGCACCAGCAGGAACTGTATCAGGTAGTGCTCAAATAGTAGGATTAGGATTTTTACAAACTTCATCGTTTAATGCATATACTGCATCTCAATCAACTGCAAGTATTGTAACTTCTATTAGTAATTTGAATACATTTACTGCATCAGCACAAACTTCAATCAATGCATTGAATACAAATAGTGCAAGCGTTAATACATCAATTACAAATATAAACACAGCAACATCTAGTTTATTTACATCTGCAAGTTTAGGATTAACTACTGCAAGTGTTAGTGGAACAACAATGACATTTACTAAAGGTAATGGTACAACATTTAATGTTACATTACCAACGGGTAGTGGTGGTGGAACAATTAATACTTCAAGCTTTGCAACAACTGGTAGTAACCAATTTTATGGTGCACAATATATTAGCGGCAATATAAACATACAAGGTAGTAGTAAAATATTATTTGATGGTGGATTCAGTATACAAAATCCTTCTAATGAAATTACAAATTTAGCTTCATCAAATACAATTCAATTTATTACAGAACCGCCTGCAGGTCCAGGTGGAACTAATGATATTAAATTTATCAATAGAGTAAGTGGTTCATATATTGCATTTATAAACGAAAGAAGTGGTTCTGGTAACCAAGTATATTTCCAAGGTGGTAATGCAAAATTCTTATTAGCAGCTGCAAGTGGTTCAAATGGTAAATTAGAAATAACAGCAACAAACGTTGAAGTAAATACAGCTTTAACTGCATCTGCTTTAGTTGCAACTGGTCCTTTAACTGCATCATTACAACAAGGATATACTTGGGTTGGTAACGGAGCTAATAAAACTTCATTAGTAGCAACTTCATCTTTTGGTGGAGGCGGAAGCATACCAACAGGAACTGTATCAAGTTCTGCACAAATATTAAATTATGGTATATTTGTAACAACTGGTAGTTCTACTGCAAATCAAGCAATAAGTGGTGCATTTGGATTTAATACAACTAAAATAGTAAATGACCCAGCAACATCTCAAGGTGGTGGTAGTAATGTAATTTATGTAGATTATGGTATTTTTAGTGGCCCTTATGGTAATGATTTTAGTTATTGGGGTGATACAAGTTATTCAAATGTAAAAGTAAATGGAACAGGCGTTACAAATGCAACTGTAACAAATGTTGGATATGGTACATATCTTGAATTAACTATATCAGCAGGAACTGTTACAAATGGTGCAACTTATACATTTACTGGACCTGCATTACAAACAATATCAATTACTGGTAGTTTAGCAGCAAGTAAACAAATAAACATTAATCCAATAAATGGTAATACAATTCTAATGGATGGTGGTGGTTTTACAGCAAATACTGCAGCGCTTGGTGGATATTTTGGCCCAGCAATTGTACAAGTAAGAGATATAACTAATAATAATATATTACAATTTGCTGCTAGTTCATCTGCAATGTTTAATGGTGGTGGACAATGGGATGGCCCTCAAATTGCAGCTTATCAAAATGATTTAGGTGATGCATCTATCATTGGTTTCCAAACAGATACAACTTGGACAGATGGTAGAGTGACAATATTAACTCCATTAGTTGCTCAATCAGGAAGTATTGTGACGGGTAGTTTATCAATTGCAAGCGGTAGTTCATTTTACGCAAATGGAAATAAACAATTTAATGTAGGTGCATTCCAAAGTAATATATCTCAAAGTGGTAGTGCAAATGTATCTCAATCAATGAAGTTTGACCAAACTGATATATCACAAGGTGTATCTATTGTATCTAATAGTAGAATTACATTAGCAAATGCAGGAACATATAATATACAATTCTCAGTACAAATAGATAGAGTATCAGGAAGTGGAACAGATACAGTTAATATATGGTTGAAAAAGAATGGAGTTAATGTAACGGCATCAGCAGGAGCAATAACCATAAGTGGTGGAGCATTAGCAGCAAAAGCAGTAGCAGCATGGAATTATGTTGTGAATGCGACAGCAAATGATTATTATGAATTAGCATGGCAAACAACTGATAGTAATATACAATTGATAAATGCAAATGCAAGTGGTAATGTACCGAGTATTCCATCTATAATCCTAACAGTGACACAAGTAAGATAATTAATAAAATAAAATTTAGCGATTTTTAAACCCAATAGTGTTATTACTATTATAAAACATACAAAGATGAATTCAAAAAATGTATTAAACAAAATCTTAGCTTTATTATCAAGCGATGATGTTGAAATGACAGACGCAAAATCAGCTAATGGTGATATATTACAATCTCCAACTTTTGATTTAAACGAAAAAGTAGACGTAGTATCTGAAGATGGTACAACATCTCCAGCTCCAGATGGTGAATATACTATCTCTTTAAAAGATACTTCAGGTAATGAAAACATTATCCGTATTGAAGTTAAAGATGGTAAGATTACTGAAAGAGCAAACGAAGAAGAAGAAAAGAACGAAGGTGAAGAAGAAATGGATGATGCTGATGTTGCAATGAGCGATGCAGGAACTGCAGATGCACCAACAAAAGGTGATTCTCAAAACAGAAAGGACATCAATTCAGTTCCAGGTTCTAAAGTAGCTGATACTAAACAATCAGATATTAAAATGGCTAACGAATTCCCTGCAGCGCCTAAAGGAGCTTCAATGGAACCAGCACACGCTTTACCTAACACAACTGATGAAGACCCAAGAAATAGAATTGGACCTGATACAGATGACCAAACAGACCCAATCATTTCTTTAGAAAGTATGCATGATAGATTAACTAAAATGGAAGATATGATGAGCAAATTAGCTGAAAAGTTTGAATTGCCAATTAATCCTCCATCTGAAGAAGCAAATACAAATATTGCTCCATCAGCAAATCTACCAGTAGGTGGTCCTGAAATGACAACAATGAGTTCTGATGAAGAGTTACCTAAATTAGATGGTGCTCCGTTAGAATCAGGTTTCAAATTCAGTTCAGATGCAGTACACAAACCAATAAACTATGGTAAGAAAGTAGGTGATAGTCAATCATCATTCTTATCTAAACTATATTCATAAAATAATTAAAAAACAAACAAATGAAAAAATTTCAAAAGTTTGCTGAACCTACAATTAGCAACTCTACCTACGCAGGTGAGGCAGCTGCACAATACATTGCTGCAGCGTTGTTATCAGCAAAAACATTGGATAACAAGTATGTAACTATCATGCCAAATGTTAAGTACAAAGAAGTAATCCAAAAATTAGCATTAGACGGAATCGTACAAGACGCATCTTGTGATTTCGTAACTTCAGGTAGTGTAACTATCTCTGAAAGAGTAATCACTCCAAAAGAATTACAAGTTAACTTACTATTATGTAAGCAAAACTTCGTAGCATCTTGGGAAGCTTTACAATTAGGATTCTCAGCTTTTGACGAAATCCCTAAGTCTTTCAACGACTATTTAATTTCTTACGTTGGTGGTTATGTTGCACAAGCAACTGAACAATCAATCTGGACTGGTAGTGCTTCTACTAACGGACAATTCGGTGGTTTCCAACCTGCTTTATCTGCTTCTATCGCTGCAGGTACAGGTGTATTAGCTGCTAAGTCTGGTAGTGTTATCATTTCTGGTAGCATCAACGCTGGTAACGTATTATCAGTATTGAACTCAGTAGTAGATACAATCCCTGCAACTGTATATGGTAAAGAAGATTTGTTATTGTATGTTCCTACAAACGTAGGTAAGGCATACCAACAAGCTTTAGCAGGTGGTGCAGTAGGTGCAAACGGATGGAACAACCAAATGAACGTAGGTGACAAGCCTTTCAACTTCAATGGTATTGAAATCGTAATGTGTCCAGGTATGGGTTCTAACTCAGTAGTTGCAGCTCAAAAATCTAACTTATTCTTCGGTACAGGTTTATTATCTGACTACAATGAAGTAAAAGTTATTGACATGGCTAACATTGATGGTTCACAAAACTATCGTGTTGTAATGAGATACACAGGTGGTACTCAAATCGGTATCTTAGGTGATGTAGTTTACTACGGAGCTTACTAATATAACTAAGGTCGGGTGGGGAAACTCACCCTTCTTTAAAATTAACTAAAATTAAAAACTAAGTATTATGGCTTGTAATTTAACCCAAGGTAGACAAGAAGTTTGTAAGGAAAGCATTGGTGGTTTACAAGGAGTTTATTTCTTAAACTTCACAACCGGCTCTTTCACTACAACTACTAACCCTACAACTGGACAGGTAACCGTAACGGCTTTACCTAGTGGCTCAACAGTTTATTACTATGAATTGAAGGGCACAAGTGCATATACTGAAACTGTAAACACATCTCGTGCTAATGGTACAACTTTCTTCAACCAACAAACAACTTTGAATTTGAAGAAATTGACTAACGAAATGAATACGCAATTGAAGTTAATGGCATATGGTAGACCGCAAGTAATCGTTTGGACTAACAATGGTGATGCATTTGTTGCTGGTCTTCATTTAGGATGTGATGTAACTGCTGGAACAATCCAAACAGGTGCAGCATTAGGAGATTTGTATGGTTATTCTATTACCTTAACAGGTATGGAACAATTACCTGCTCCTTTCTTATCTGGAAGTACAACAACTAATCCATTCGCAGGTTTGACAACTCAACCAACTATCGTATACTCTTAATCAGTATAGGCATAAAATAATTAAACCCTACCTTAATCGGTGGGGTTTTTTGTTTTAGGTAATGATATTTCTATTCAATGTTGTTATTACTAATAGATAAAACATAGATAATGCTTACTTATTTCGTCTCACAAAGCAACTCATATACAATTAGAACTGACATAACTTCATCAAATGAATTTACAATGTCATTACAAAATATGTATACATTGGAAAATTCAGTTGCTACATTAGTTTCTGCATCATATACTCCATACGAAAGTTATTTATCTTTCACTGCAAGTATTGCTTCAGCAAGCGTAGGAAGTGAGTATAGAGCAACAATTATAAACTCAGGAAGCACTGCACCTATTTGGTATGGTTCTATTCAAGTTTATTCACAATCAGTAGATTTAAAGTACGAATACGAAAATCAAAATACACAATATATTTCTCATATAACTGAGAATAGATACATAATATTGGATTAATATGAAACAACAACAAAACTTCGCAGTAGTAAATGTAAATACAAATCAGTTACCAATTATAACTGAAGATACAAAGACAAGATATTCATGGGTGCCTTTCGGTGTTTATGGACATGATGATTTCTTTGATGCAATTATATCTGCAATGAATGTATCTACTACAACTTCTGCATGTGTGGAAGGATTAGCAGATTTAATTTTTGGAAAAGGATTATATTCTAAGAATGAAGAATTTAATAAAATATTACAAAGAGTAATTCCAGGAGAAGAAACTAAGAGAGTTGCATTTGATTTAAAATTATTTGGTAATGCTGCTTTCCAAGTTTATTGGGATGATGCACATGAGAAGATAATTAAAATGTATCATGTTCCTATTCAGACATTAAGAGCTGAGAAATTATATGGTGAACCAAAGATTCAAAATTATTTCTATTGTACGGATTGGAATGATGCAAGAAAAGTAAAAGACAAAAAGAAAGTTCCTGCATTTGGTACATCTGAAGAAAAAATGGAAGTACTTTATATTAAGAATTATTTCCCTGGACTTTATTACTATTCTTTACCTGATTGGGTTTCAGCATTACAATATTCTATTTCAGAAGGTGAAATCTCTAACTTACATTTAAGTAATATTACAAATGGTTTCTTACCTGCTGTAATGATTAACTTTAACAATGGAGTTCCTGCACCTGAAGAAAGAGAGACAATTGAAGACTTATTACAGGCTAAATTTACTGGAACAGATAACGCTGGTAGATTTATGTTATCGTTTAATGATGAC